CTAATTTTCATCGCAACAAAACAAGATAAGCTTACCCCAGATGGTACTGCAACTGCGCCTGGATCAACAACTGCAACAGCAGAACAATTGTTCCTAGTTAGCAGCCAGCGTGAGCTTCTACAAACATTCGGCGATCCAGATTTTAACGAGATCGGCGGAACAGCACAGCATGGTTATCCTCTTAACGAGTTCGGCCTACTAGCAGCATACTCTTATCTAGGTGCAGCTAACCGAGCATACGTAATTAGAGCAGACCTTGATCTAGCAGAACTAGATCCTACAAGCATAGCACCAACGTCAGCGCCAGCAGACGCTACATACTGGAATAATACAAATAACTTTGTTCCAGGTTTGTTCAAATGGGCTAGTGCAGGTATTTGGAATGCAGTAAACACTTCTACAGTAGAAACAACGTTATTAATTGCTGATGGTGCAGCAGAACCTTCAAGTGGTTATGCTAATGGTATATTTATTGCTAACTTTGCTACAGCACTATCAGCACCCGCAGGTGAACAGGTTGATCCGCTAGGCGGATTCCAGTACATGGAACGAGTTTCAGGTGTATGGCGCTTGGTAGGCGGCTCATCGTGGCGTGGTGTCGGTACTAATGATTTTCAATGGTCACCTCACAACTTTATTCCTACACTAGCAAGTGATAATGCGACAGGTCTTGATACTAGTTCATACTGGCTCAAATCATCTACACCAAATAACGGCCTAAGTCTTGATGTAAGTCATTATGATTCATCACTAGCACAGTTTGTAAGTAACGGAGAGATTGGCATAGCTAATACTCCTACTTCATATTATGCACAGACAGGTAATGCGTCAAACACAGTAGCAGCAAATACAGTTGTCGGTTTCATTGATCGAATTAACTCATATGCTGGTGCAGATGAATTACCGCACACACCTCAGGTACTATCTGAGGCAACAGTTGAGTTGAAAATTCATAGTGGCGCTACAAGCTTATCTGTTACTAGTTCAGCAGCACCAACATTCCCGATTACAGATGATACAATAACATCATTTGATCTTAACGGAACGACAACAAGTGATCTAGCAGGTATCGCAGATATTGATGCATTGGTTATTTTCTTAAATGCTGATGCAGCACTAACAGGCGAAGGTATTGTAGCAAGTAAATCATCAACAGATTTGTTAATCTTAAGAGCGGCAGACGGCCGTGATATTATTCTTTCAGCATTCACAACATCAATCGCAGGCGAATTATTTATTGATGTAGGTACGCATTATCCAGCAGGAACGTATACATCATCTAACTTCTCAGCGATTACGCTATATGAAGCAGACACAACACAACCTGTAGGCACAGTAGCAGATGGTACGTATTGGTATGACCCAAGTTTCACAGTTGACATTCTAGAAAACAAACTGAATGCACTAAGTCGTAATATTTGGGATAATTATACAGGTACACTAACTATTGCTACAGCAGCACCTGGAACACCTAGCTTTGGTGATCTATGGTTAGATACAGATGCATCAGGTAGCTACCCAGTTATCTATCGCTGGACTGACTTGACTGTTGATGCGTGGGTATTGATTGACAACACTGACCAAACATCAGCACTAGGCATTCTTTTTGCAGACGCAAGGCCGGCATCAGTAGCAGCAGGCAGCGGCACAGGTATTAATAACGGCGGCAACGGCACAGATCCTGACTTAGATTTTGATAGTCCAGATTCACTATTGTATCCTGTGGGAACAATATTGTTCAACACACGCTACAGTGGACGTAACGTTAAGCAATGGACGCTAAACGCAACATTCGATGATGCAGCAGGCACAATTGCAGTTGATCGTTGGGTTAGCTCAAGCGGCAACGCACTAGACGGCAGTTTGATTGCAGGTTCAGATGCACAACGTAAAGTTATTGCAAATGCAATTTCATCAGTGATTATCAGCAACGAAGAAGTACGTGATGATACAATTTTCTATAACTTGATTGCTGTTCCTGGTTTCCCAGAACTAATTGATGAAATGCTAACACTAAATATTGATCGCAAAGAACAAGCATTTGTTCTAGGTGATTCACCATTCAACTTGAGTGACAGCACAACTGATCTTCAAGCATGGAGTTCTAATAGCGCCAATGCTGCAGGCAACGGTGATGTTGGTCTTGTAAGCGCAGACTCAAATCTAGGTGTTTACTACCCAAGCGGACTTTCTACTAACGTAGATGGTAGCGAAGTAGTTGTACCAGCTAGTCATATGATCTTACGCACAATGGCATTCAACGATCAAGTCTCTTATCCTTGGTTCGCTCCCGCAGGTTACACACGCGGTACAGTAAGCAACGCAACATCGGTTGGCTATCTAAATAGTTCAGACGAATTTATAGCTAGCTCACTGAATCAAGGCCAACGTGACACGCTACAGCTTAATAATGTCAACCCAATTGCAAGTATTCCTAACAGAGGTTTAGTTGTATATGGTCAGAAGACACGACAAGCTACAGCATCGGCACTAGATCGTGTTAATGTTGCGCGTCTAATAAATCACATTCGTTATCAAGCGGATCAGCTAGGACAACCGTTCTTGTTTGAGCCAAATGATCGAGTAACACGCGATGCTGTTAAAGAATCGTTTGACGCACTCTTAGCAGAACTAGTAACTCTACGTGGTCTACAAGACTTCTTGGTAGTTGTTGATGAAAGCAATAACACACCAGCACGTATTGATCGAAACGAGCTTTGGATTGATATTGCTGTACAACCAGTGAAATCTATTGAATTTATCTACATCCCAATTCGTATTCAGAATACGGGTGCAGACTTGAATCTATAAGAGAAAGGATCCACATAAGAAAATACGTCGTTCGCGGCGTATTTTTTTTGGGCACGGAAAATAAAATCGGCGAAAGTGATAAATAAGTGTATCAACTTGTTCAGAGGAGAACATTATAAATGGCAGATTTAAGTAAATTCGGTGTCCCAATAGACGGCAATAAGTTAGGAATGCTTCAGCCTAAGCTGATGTATCGCTTTCGTATTATCTTCAATAACTTCGGAACCAATAATAATCTACGCGAATTGACAGCAAATGTTGTATCTGTTCAACGCCCAGGACTAACTTACACAGAAGTTCCTGTTCATTCTTACAATTCAATTGCATATGCAATGGGCAAACATGAATGGCAGACGATTGATGTAATCTTAAGAGATGACATTACTAATGCTACAACTTCAGCAGTTCATTCACAAGTGCAGCGACAGCTTAATCACTTTGAACAAATTGGCCCTGTAGCTGGTACAAACTATAAGTTTGGCATGCAAGTTCATACACTTGACGGCACAAACGGCGAAGAATTAGAAAGCTGGCAGCTAGATGGTTGTTTCTTGACGAGTGTTGTCAACAATGAGTTTAACTACGAGAACGGCGGCGAAATTATGCGTATCAACATGACGGTACGTTACGATAACGCAACTCTATTAAGTGGTCCAAATGACAATGACGGCACTACAGTTGGCGGAGATCCGTTCCCTAATATTACAGACGGCTTCACCGGCGGCACCTCAGTAGGATAATATAATGCCTAAGAGTTTCGAAGGAATCTTTGGCGGCATATTCGATCAAAACGTACATCTACGTGATTCGCGTCATGCCGCAAATGCGTACGGGTTTAATAAAGCAGACCTTAGTAACGGAACTCCTCGGCATAAATTTGAGTTTTTCCTCCGCATCAATTTCAACCAGAACCCTGATGTTCGAAGATTCGTTCAACGTTTCTTATCAGAAAACGACAAAAATATCATCCATACAATGGTCAAGACGGTTACAATGCCGTCTATGTCTATTGATACAGAAGTACTTAATCAATACAACAAGAAACGTATTTCCCAATCACGTATAGACTATAACCCAATTAGCATAACGATGCACGACAGCGTAGAAGGACGTACTCTACGTCTATGGGAAATGTATTACGAATATTACTTTAAAGATGGTGATGCATTTGAAAAATTAGGTTCAAGTGGCGGACAAAGTAATCCTGGATTTCTCACATCATTTTTTGATGCATTTGCTGGCCGTGATGCACCAAAGCGAAATCAACGAGAATATGAAAATGATATAATCAAAGATCGTTTTAATGATAATTATGGTTATAATCTTAAGCGTGTTGGTAACAACAAATATTTAATTGAAAGCATTGAAATTTTCCAAATACACGGCGGAAAATTTTCTCGTACAGAAATTATACGACCACGAGTAACAGCGTTTACTCACGACACATTAGATTACGAAGATAGTTCAGGCTTAGTTCAAATGCAATTTGAATTTGCATATGAAGGTGTTGTCTATGCAAACATTAATGACAGATTAAATGCAGATGAGCTAGACCGTTTTCGCTATGGCGATTTCTATGAACTAGCAAATCTTATTACTATTCGCACGCCAATACTAGGCAGAAATATTTCTAATCAAAACAAACCTGGATTTCCAGACACATCTTGTCCGCCTGGAGTTGCTGATGCATTTTCAGGCGCTGGCGGTTGGCTAAACAATTTTATATCATCACCGATTGGTTCTGTTGTATCAGGTATAATAGGACAACAGAATATTCAGCGTGTCTCTGATGACATTGGTGGTATCGTTGGTTCAATTCCTAACGCAATCGGAACTATAGCAGCGGCAAGTATATTCGGTGGCACAGTTAGTTTTAATCCTGATCCCATACAAACATTACGTACAACAGCAAATCAAATTGGTCGTAGTGCAGTAAATCGCACACGCGATAATTTTACTGCAGGTGTTGCAGCAGGAGTTTCTTCTATTGTAACAGGCATAGTTGAGCCAGAAGAAGATGACGGTTAATAGACAATCTACGAGCTTAGTCCGCTTCCTGGGTGCAGAGGTTTCTGCAAGACAAACTAACGGAAAACTTGCAAACAATGTTGTAAATGGACTAGGCGGTGAGCGTACACAGCCTGCTGATTATCAAAGAACAGCAAATACACTAGAACCAGATTCTATAAAAATTGCTGATTATCAAGCAGCATTAGGACATATGCAAGGTCTAGGTGCTGAACCTCTTACTGCAAAAGCTATGGCAATGGTAATGGTAGATGCAGCAAAAGCGCAAGGTGTTGGTGTTATGTCTCTTATAAATTCATCTAGCACAGAAGAAATGTCACTAATATCAAACACCGCGTATACATATATAAATCAACTAAGGGACGGCAGCAGTCAACTCAGTGCTTCACAAGACATCGACAATAGTGAGAGCCTACGTAGTCGTTATTTGATAGCGTAATGGCTAAGCGAACAAAATTTGAAAGTGGAGTGTTCACTCCTGGCAACCCAGATAAGTATACAGGACCAAGAGCGCCTCGCTACAGAAGTAGTTGGGAGCTAACGTTTATGCGTATGTGTGATAATCATCCTAATATTGTTAGCTGGGCAAGCGAACCTATTAGAATTCCTTATATGAATCCGTTAACTAATAAGCTGTCAGTGTATGTGCCTGATTTCTTAATGGTGTACGAAGATAAGAAAGGTAATCGCAAACAAGAAATAATTGAAGTCAAGCCTGCAAAAGAAACTCATCTGAGTGAAGCAAGATCGCAAGGCGATAGATTGCGTTACGCAGTTAACATGGCAAAGTGGAAAGCAGCAGCAGTTTTTTGCAAAAATCATAATCTTGGATTCAAAGTTATTAATGAAAGCGAACTCTTTGGCAAAAAGCCTAAACCAAAGGGCAAGCGCGCTAAGAAGAAAGCCAGAAAAAAGTAATCAAACAGACATTATTCATCTGTTTAGATGATAAATACTATTATGACTAAATCACTTGAAAAAACATTCGATCTACCTCCAATAAAAGATGCGTTAGCCGCGCAAGATAAGCTAGTCGAGTCTACAGAAGTTGCACAAGTAGATGATGAGCCAACTAGAATTTTAAATGCACTCACAGTAGCAGAAAAGATTGAACATGCACTAACAACTGTCACAGAACTTGATAACAGTGATGTTGAAATGGATGAAATAGCACAAGAGGCGCTTGAATCGTATGCAGAGCTTAAGGATTTAGCTATGAATATGGCCGATGCACACGCAGGTCGTATGATGGAAGTTGCTGCATCTATGCTCAAGACTTCACTTGAAGCAAAAGAAGCAAAAATCAATCGCAAGCTTAAGACTATTGATCTACAGCTTAAGAAAATGCGAATGGATCGACTATCAGATCAGAGTGGTACTGCTCCATTATCAGACGGTACAGAATTTGACCGTAACGAGTTACTTAAGCATTTGCACATTCAACACGACGATTAATCCGACGTTTATTTACAGTATTTGATAAATACTAGAAAATAAGCAGAGGAATTTCTTACAATGACATCACAATATCGAGACTATTACTTGGCCGAATCCGCTAAGGAGTATACGTATCGTATTAAATTTGCGGTTAACGATCTATCATCAGATCAAAAGGGTGCGCTAGAAGATGCACTTGCAAAATTTGATCTACGTTCAATCAGCAAGTTTACAGACTCCCCAATTCAACAATCACCACTAGATTTTCCTAGTGTACGCAACAGCAAAGTTTTCGTAGCTGAAGTTGTATTAGGTTATCCAGTAACGGTTGATGAGCTTCGCATGTACATTAGCGATAAAGTAGCTATTAATCAGCAAGAAATTGCAGTATATAATAACTATGATCCTCGTGACGAATACAACGAACAAAGAATTGCACAACTAGCAGGCAAAGATCCTAACTATGTAGCAAAACTCGGAACTGAATACGAAGCAGACGAAAAATCAGACTACGGTAAAGACTATAACGATAAGTTCTTAGCAGAACTCGCGGATGAACGTAAAGAGCGTCCAGTAGTTGAAGTTGAAAATCCATTGATGCAAAAGACAGCAGTTGATAACACTAGTGTAGCGACACCAGACGTTGGTGAACATGGCGGCCATAGTGTACTCGGAGGCGCTAAATAAAATGTCTCATGGCCCTAGCATACGTGAACTAAGAGCAATTGTAGAATCTTATAATTCAGCAGTTGAAGAAGCAAATAGAATGCCTGACGGCTCGCCGGTTCCTGATAGCTTGGCAGTAGACATTGAAGATACAGAAGTATGGAAGAATCGAAATAAGCTACGCACTGACTTTGAGCCCAAGATAAACATGTGCCCAGATTGCGAAGGTACAGGCGATGCTCACATGGGGAGCGACTCACATTTTCCAGGTTTAGGTTATGAATGTGAACGTTGTAATGGTGAAGGAGCAGTATTTGAAAACATAGACGATGATGACCCGATTTATTCGTCACCATGCCCAGATTGCAAGGGCGAGTGGGATCACTTTGATGATGAAGTTTGTTCTACTTGTGATAACAGTGGCGAAGTGTTTGAAAGCATAAATGAAGCAGCATCACGAAAAGATTTTCGTTTAGTTGCTAATCTAATTTCTAAGATTGAAGATCCTGTAGTACGTGACTCATCTGCGGAAGATCATGCAACAATGTTTGCACTACAGAATCCGCGCTTTGATAAAGATAAGTTCATGGCAGCATGTAACGCAAGTGATCTAGGCGTAGACGAACTAGGCGAAGATTTCCCTGCACAACAGAATGGACAAGAGTGTGCATGGTGGGCTGGCTGCGAAAATGAAGCAACAACAACTGAGCCGCACCCAGTACTTGGTGATGTGCCTATTTGTGATAGGTGCGTAGCAAAGATACGTAAGATTGAAGGACTTGGCGAAGGTGACAAACCTTACGCAACAATGAAAGACGGACCAGATAAGTATTTGTTCCGCAAAGATCAAAAACAAAAACTAGTCGGCTCTGCTGACAATGAGCCAGAAAATGGCGAAGAAGAATTGGAAGAGTCACTAAAAACGTGTCCTGACTGTAATGGCGAAGGTGTCATTGACGGCGCAGATCCTACAGATCCTGCGGATGACGAATGGTGCAATACATGTAACGGTAAAGGAGAGGTATATTCTAGCAGCGGTGAAAGTTACGCTGTGAATGAGGAAGAAAACATGGATAAATTTATTAGAGAAATGCAAATCGCGGCAGGTATTGTGTCGTTAGAAGATAGACTTACTGAAAGTCTTAGATCACGCATAGCTGATGTAGTAAGCAAGGCGTTCGATGTAGATTTCAGAGAAATTATCGACAACGAAGCACGTAATGTTGTGAAACAACTTAACGGCTTAATCCCAGCTACACATCCAAGAGCAGAAGAAGTAAAGGTCGTATTGAATGGCGAAGTACTTGATTATCTACTTGCATCTACATCTATGCAAGATTTCGAAGAACGTGGTCAAGAAATTGGTCCTAAGTTTCTCGCACCTCTTATGCAGCCAGCAGTAGAAAATTCTAATGTAGTTGGCGAGGGTAAGTTGCCTGACGCTCTTAAGAAGCATCAGTTCGGCGCAAAGGATGATGATTCAGGTGATGACAAGGATGATGATTCAGGTGATGACAAGGATGATGATTCAGATGATGACAAAGAAGAAGTTGATGAAGATGTCCGTAATTGGATGAAGAGGTTTGACAGACTCAGCGGTCCAGTGAATGAAGAAGTCGATGAAGAAGTAGTTGAAGAGGAAGAAGAAGTTGACGAAGAAGTAATCGAAGAAGATTGTGACCAAGACGTAGAAAAGAATGACGACGGCGAATGCAGTCCATTCACTCATGCAGATGAGAACGTTGAAATGGTACACGAAGATGACTTCGAAGAAGATATGTTACTTTCTCCTATAGACGAACCTGGTCCTGCGGTAGATAATCCATTCCACGACGAAACTAATTTACAAGCACATGATCGTGATATGTCTGACAGTATGCCATTTGATAGCGGTGATGATTATGATGATGATCCGCGCTCTCTTGGCGAAGAACCAAATGATGATGAACGTATTATTGATGTTGGTGATGAAGAAGATTACGAAAAATATGATTTTGATAGTGAGTTTGAACAAATGCTAGGCGGCACAAGTGATATGCCAGGAGCAGAGTATAACGGTATGTATGAAATGAATGATCTACGCAGACTCGCTGGTTTAGAACAGCTTGTAGAGGAAGAAGTTGACGAGGAAGAAGAAGTTGACGAAGAAGTAATCGAAGAAACAGATGCAGTTGAAGAAGGTCAAGCAGCAGGCAATCCAGTTATAGGTGATCTAGTTGCATATAATATTTCTGACGAGAAAGCTTACTATGTAATGGCTGATGTCATTGGCAATGAGCTAGACTTCGGTCCAGAAGACGAAGTACTCGTTCCGCAATCACGTAACGATCAAGTTCTAGCTGCATTAGATCAACAAGGTTTTGTAAAAGGTGTTGATTTTTCTGTAGCAGGCGAACAATATGAAGCTGATTTACAAAATGGCTATAATGATCGTTCGTTCTCAGATGGACAAGACTATTTTCCTAAGGGTGCAACAAGTCAACCAGCTACAGACCTCGGTCCAACAGCAAGTAACCAAACTGACAACCCAATGTCTAACAAGATGCGTAGCATTGAAAAAGATGACGTTTACGAAGGCATGAAACTTGCATATCGTAGACATCGCAAAGTTTAAGAAGGAAAAAGCATAGAAAATGGGGCTTCGGCCCCATTTTTATCCGCTAAATATAAGTATGGCGCAATTAGATTCTGAATTAATCAAAAAAGCACACGCTAAGGTTCGTTACACGCCACAAATGGCAGATGAACTAGTAAAGTGTACTGACCCTATAACGGGGCCGATGTATTTCATGGAAAATTTCATGTACATTCAGCATCCTATTCAGGGTAAGCTAAAATTTAGTCCGTTTGATTATCAAAGAGAATTATGTGCAGTATATAACGAACATAGATCCTCTATTGCTATGATTGGTCGCCAACTTGGTAAGACTACATTAGCATCAGGCTACCTATTGTGGTATGCAATGTTTAGACCTGATTCAACAATCCTAATCGCAGCACATAAACGCGAAGGCGCTTCTGAAATCATGCAGAAGATACGCTATTGCTATGAAATGCTTCCCGATCACATTCGCGCTGGTGCATCAGAGTACAATAAACAAACACTAACATTTGATAATGGTTCTCGTATACTTTCACAAGCTACTACCGCAACTACTGGTCGTGGTCTTGCTCTATCATTAGTATATCTTGATGAGTTTGCATTCGTTCCGCCGCAGATTGCGCGTGAATTCTGGACTGCTATTTCTCCAACGCTATCAACAGGTGGTAAGTGTATTATTACTTCTACACCAAATGTTGATGATGACCAATTTGCAGAAATTTGGTTTGAATCACAGCGTACAATTGACGAATTTGGTAACAAATCAGAAATCGGAGCAAACGGATTCAAAGGTTATTTTGCTACTTGGGAAGCACATCCAGATCGTGATGAACAGTGGGCGCGTGTTGAACGAGCCAAAACAACTGACGATAGGTTTAAACGTGAGCATGAATGTCAGTTTATCTCATTCCAAGAAACGCTTATTAAGTCTAAGACACTATCAGAACTAGGTTTCAATACAATTAAGCCGTTACACAAAAAGGGACAAGTACGCTGGTACGGTAAAATTCGTGATGGTCGTTCATATTGTGTAGCACTAGACCCAAGCATGGGCACAGGCGGCGATAATGCCGCTATACAAGTGTTAGAATTACCAAGTATGAAACAAATTGCAGAATGGCAACACAATCATAGCATAATCGAAGATCAAATAAAAATATTGCGTAGCATTTTGCTAGACATACACCACCATGCACCTAAATCAGACATCTATTGGACAGTAGAAAACAACACAATGGGCGAGGCTGCACTTGTTGTCATACGTGACACTGGCGAAGATAGATTCCCAGGTACATTCATGCATGATCCAAACCGTCATTTGGGAGTTAAAAAGCGAAAAGGCTACAATACAACCCATCGTACTAAGCTTGAAGCTTGTTCTAAATTCAAGGGATTGTTAGAAGGTGATAAGCTACAGATTTTCAGTGAAAATCTAGTGCATGAACTCAAGTATTTCATTGCTAAAGGCAATACATATGAAGCAACTGTCGGTGAAACAGATGACCTAATCATGTCAATGCTTCTCAATATACGCATGATCCAGCATATAGCTACATGGGACGATCAACTTCAAGATTATATAAACAGTGGGGTAGCGGGTCGGTTTGAGGAAGAGCCTGAGATGCCGCTTCCAATGCTCGTATTATAATAGTTATTTGATAAATACTGCTACAGGAGTACTTAATGATTAATTACGAACGAGTAGCAGAAAAAATCTTTTCTATTATCAAAGGCCACGGTCACACTTTGTCTATGTACAAAGAAGATGGCATGGACACTACTGATGCCGCTGAGGCTCGTAGATTTTTCGTAGCAAAGCCTAATTACATGATTACGCTTGACGAACAAACAAATACAATCAAAGTCAACAAAAACAGCAATCTTAAGCTAGAAGATTTTGAAAGTATTATGAAGCAGATGAAAAATCTCGCAAGAGAAAATATGCTCAATACTCAAGTCAAGGTATTCGGTAAAGAAATTACTCCTAAAGATTTCGCATATCAAGCTAAAAAATTCAAGGACAACACGATGGAAAGTTATAACACAAGTGACTGGTTAGTTAGAATATATAATGGTGAAGTAGAGATTGACAAATTTCCAATTCAAAATCGTACTGAACAACAAGCATCTAAAGAAGCAACGCATGAAGTTGAACGAGAATATCCTGGTTCTGATTGGACACTAACTCCCATGCACGGAATTTCCGAAGCATCACTATCACGCATGAGTGGAAGCAAAAAGACAAGCTACCAAACACTAGAATCAGTTAAAATGATCGTACGCCATCGTAAAGCAGTTGATGAAGATGTACGCGGCTCACGCAGTCGCCAGATCAAAGCAATCTTTCTAGAGCAGGCCGGTGAACGTTTCCGTTTCCCACACAATTGCTTGCCATGCGCAAGAGCAATGGCTCGACACATGTATGAAGGCGGCAACATGCAAGATACAATTGGTGAATACATCATTGAATCTTCTGCAAATCTAATCAAATTAAATGAGTTTGTTCGTTACGCACGTACAAACAAGCTTATGAATGAAGCTAATGAAGATGTTGTAAAAACAGTTAGAGAAAACATTGCAACCATCCGTAATGAATTTAAAGGACTGACTGGTGCGAAGTCATATGCTAGAGTAAGCGAAGCTATTTCTGCGCGAGAAGCTAGCGTACTAGAAGAAGACGATACAACAGACCTACAAGACATGTTTACTGTGCGCAAGTTTGATGAAAAGATCAGCGGTACACTACCGCTAGTACGTAGACTAATGAACGAAAAGCAAATATGGCGTGATGCACTAGTTGAAGCCAGTCAGCAAACGATTTACATGACAGCTAAGGAAGAATTAGCAGAAGAAGACATCATGGAATTTGACAGTCCAGTTCAGCAAGTCGGCTATAAGATCGGCAAGATTGCGAAGCGCATGGTTGAATCAGGTGATCTATCCAATTTTGTTTCTAAAGTTGCCGGCAAGTTAATCGAGGGCGAAAAGATTTCTGACTTTGAGAAAACTATTGTACGCAACGTAATGGAAAATGCTAAGATCACAGAAGAATGTAAGCATTGCGGACACGACGATTGTGATGGGCATTGCGATGAAGCATACGATGAGCCGACAGACACCGTTGAGAGCATCGGCGATCAGTTCGAACTCAAAATGAAAATGATCGAGCATGAAGAAATATTCACAGAAGGTGAAGAACGCCCATACGTATGCCACCACAATAAGAAAGGCGAGCATGAATGTAACGCAGATTCTAGCTACGGTGCTGCAAAGAAAGCAGCAGAAGCTTGGGGTCTAAACTCTACAGCAGGTGTTAGCGCAACGCTAACAGACGTTAAGCAATCAACGCAGTTCGTCGGTGAAGACGGGAGTGAGAAGTGCATCCGTTGTCGTAAAGGCACAATGCATCTAGGTGACACGATGATGGGTCCGGCAAAACAGTGTGATCGTTGTGGTTATCAACAGCAAATAAACGAAGAAGAATTTGACGATCACCATGCAGGCGAGATTGAAGCTGGCGCACACAGTGGCATGCCTTCAGCGGATTTAGACGATTGCGACACATGTGGTGGCTGGGGCTTTGTCTCTTCCACTGGAAAATCTTGGCGTGATACAGAACCATCTGATCCTGACACTATTCCATGTCCAGATTGTCGTGATGAAAATTACGAACCTATAGAAGACGACGGCCAGCCATCAGAATATGATGAGTGGCAAGACTTTCATGGCGGGGATGATTGGGACCACGGTCAATATGATGAATCTATTGCGGAAGCACTTGCTGATGAGTCAGATGAATGTAAACGTTGCTTTGGGCTAGGCCGCGCACCTAGCGGTGGCAAAGATTGTGACGTATGCAAAGGTACTGGTAAAGATAATCGTGCAACATGTGAATGGTGTCAAGGTACTGGTTCGCCAAAAGAATCAGGAGGTTATGATGATCTAGACGATTTAGGACTATGTTCTAAATGTGATGGATCAGGCAAAGCATCATATGACAAAGGCAGTAGGCAAGATCCGTTTGGTGGTAATTACAATGTTGGTGTTGAAGATTTTATGGAACCAGGCGAAAGCGATACAATTTTCTAACCTAATAACAACCCTTCCACAAACAAATTCGGATAAATAAAGTTGTCTGTTAATAAAGTTGACAGATCACTTAGAATGTATTATAATGTGCAAACATAATATGCATTCGCTCAAAATAAGAATAATGCACTTATGGCGAGAAACATGGTATGCATTTTGGCTATAATAATAATTACATTAAGGAGAATTAATCATGGCTACGCTACAAGAAATACGCGCCAAATTACAGGCGCTTGAAGATAAGAAATCAGGAAACAAACAATCGTTTGGTTCATCACTAGTTTACCCGTTTTGGAATGTTGCAGAAAACGAACCAGTACAACTGCGTTTTTTGCCTGATGCAGTCGAAGACGAGGAAAATCCATATTTCTGGAAAGAAATACAGCAAATCAACTTAGAATTCCCAGGCGTTAAAGGCGGCGACGAATCTAAGAAGGTATTTATAAAAGTACCTTGTGTTGAAATGTGGGGAGATGTTTGTCCAGTTCACGCAGAATTGCGTCCTTGGTTTAAGGACTCGTCGTTGGAAGCAACGGCTCGTAAGTATTGGAAGAAACGTTCGTACATCTTTCAAGGCTTTGTTCTTGACAATCCAATCGCAGAAGACGCGGCAGATGCACCAGAAAATCCAATTCGCAAGTTCAGCATCGGACCTCAAATCTTTAATATTATTAAAGAAGCATTGATGGATCCTGAGTTGGAAACATTGCCTACAGATTATCTAAATGGCATCAATTTCCGTATTATACGCACCAAAAAGCCAGGCGGCGATTACAACGACTACAACACTTCTAGCTGGAGCCGAAAGGAAACAGCATTGAATGAGGAACAGTTGGAAGCTATTGAGAAGCACGGTCTGTTTACTCTAAACGACTGGGCTCCTAAGAAACCTACAGCAGATGGCGTTAATGCAATCTTTGAAATGTTCGAAGCATCTGTAGAAGGCGAGCTTTATGATCCAGAGCGATGGGGTAAGTACTATCGTCCGTGGGGTCTCGAAATTGAAGGTGAGAGCAAGAAAGAAACAACGACTACAGCAGCACCAGTAGTTACAGTATCAGAAGCTCCAGCAGTTGAAATCGTAGAAGAAAAGGAGACTGTAACAGAATCTCCAAGTGCTTCTGCACCAACTAGCACCTCTGCGCAAGACATTCTTGCTAAGATTCGTAACCGCCCACAAAGCTAATAATTAGGGGCAGGCAACTGCCCCTTTTATTTTACTGGAGAATAATTATGGTACGTCCATTTAACCCTGACAAGTTCAGGAAAAGTATTACAAAATCAATAAAAGGAATTAGCGCAGGCTTCAACGATCCAAACACATGGATAAGCACAGGCAACTTCACACTAAATTTCTTAATTTCAGGCGACTTCAACGCTGGAATTCCGCTAGGCAAGGTTACTTGTCTTGCAGGTGAATCAGGATCAGGAAAAAGCTATATTGCAGCAGGTAATATTGTGCGCAATGCGCAAGAGCAAGGCATCTTTGTAGTCCTATTAGACTCAGAGAATGCACTTGACGAAGAATGGCTCAAAGCAGTAGGCGTTGACACAAGTCCTGACAAGCTACAACGATACGGCGTTACAATGGTCGATGATGTTGCAGGAATTCTATCTACTTTCATCGAAGACTATGAGAAAGAGTACACAAATGTTGAACCTGAGGATCGTCCGAAGGTTCTATTTGTTGTTGATTCATTAGGTATGCTATCAACACCAACTGATGTTGCACAATTTGATCGAGCAGATATGAAGGGTGATATGGGTCGAAAGGCAAAATCGCTTAAAGCACTCGTACAACAAACGGTAAATAGAATTGCTCAATGGAACATAGGATTTGTTGCAACTAATCACACATATAAATCACAAAATATGTTCGATCCTGATGATGTTATCAGTGGCGGCATGGGCGTGATCTTTGCTAGTTCGATTGTAATTGCAATGGGCAAATTGAAACTCAAGGAAGATGCTGATGGCAACAAAATCACACAAGTAATGGGCATTCGTGCAAATTGCAAGGTCGTTAAGACACGATTTGCAAAACCACAAGAGTCTGTAAAAGTGTATATTCCGTTTGACACCGGCATGGATCCGTATTCGGGTTTGTTTGATATGATTCTTGATATGGGTATTTTGATAAAAGACGGCAATAGCTATGTTTACACCTCACCAACTGACGGTACAGAAATCAAAAAGTTCAGGAAAGCTTGGAACAAGAATAATGAAGGATGTCTAGATCGTGTTATGACTGAATGGGATCAGATTAAGAAAATGGCTAACTACACGCTTGCTGATAGGCAGGCTAGTCTTGCAATAAATCCTGCTGATGAATATAATCCAACAGATTTTATTGAGATTGAAGACTAATGGCACACGGGCATAAAAAGACACTATGTATAGAATGTGGCACTGTAATAGGACAGTGTCGCTGTATGGCCGAGGATAAAACGATCACATATGAGATTTGTAACAAGTGCAAAGCTGAGGACGAAGGAGTAACAATGATTCCTAGCGAAAAGCAGCTACTCCGTGAAGCAATAGCGAGAGAAGTATATCTACGGTCACAGATCAAACAATTAGAAGAAAAAGTACAACAATTAGAGAAAGAAGATGCAAAATGATTTTATAATAGAAGTGTGGTCTAGACTTAAGCCATTAATTCCAGCTAAAGACAGATTAGATGGAGCAGATGCAGTAGTCGCAGTTTGTGATGAATTTGGAATTCTTGAAGAATTAGAACATCACGAACATTTAGATAATGAACTAACGGCAGCCATAAAAACACAACTAGATGAAGAATATCCTGATGAGGATGAAGAATACGAGGAATACTAATGAAAGTTTTACTAGAAAATTTGAAAGAAAAGATCGAGGAAGGCAATGCTGAGAAAGCTTTAGTCGCAATTGATTTAGTGATTGAAAAGATACCTGATGATGGAGATTTAATGACAGAAATTCTATCACCAGCTATTATTACAGAACTACATGAATTGCTCATTGAGCATTTAGAAGTAGCTCCTAGAGCAATGCAATTAAATCGACGCTTTCCTAATTCAAAAACAAGAGCAGTAATGTTTGCGAAAGCAATGCGCAACGGAATAACACACGTAATAAAATAATATGTGGTATAATAAAGTTGTAAAAGATTTGAGTGAACTTCCTGCCTGCATGATGCATTTCGATGCGGAACTCGCAGAAGCACGGCAAGCAGACTTAACACTCAGGGGAAAACGCTTGGAGCGATTCGCAGCAGAAATCCCAGGCATCGTTGAGCAACGTTACAACCAACTACAAGAAATCGAAGCAATTCTTGAATATCTCAATATAGAATTACGACGTAAAAAGACAGCAGCATTTCGAAAATACATGGAGCACCATGATCGGGCACTGAGTTCAAGGGATGCTGACAAGTATGCCGAGGGCAATGAGGATGTAGTCGATATGGCGATTCTCATAAATGAATTCGCGCTATTGCGCAACAAATGGATCGGGCTGCACAAAGCCCTCGAAGCCAAGAATTTTCAGTTAAACAATATCGTCAAATTGCGCGCAGCGGGCATTGATGATGCTACAATCTAACTAATTTCAAAACCCCAATTAAATCAACAACTTAAAGTCATTGATACAGTTGGAAATCCCAAATTTCCTCTAAGTCATTGATTCCCAACGGATTATACTTTGAGAATCAGTTGACAAAGTGGAAAGCCACCTGTATAATTCTATATAACAGTTAGGACACACTAACTTATCAAGGACTCACACAATGACTGCAAAAGTAACTATCTTAGAAGGCACGTATCGCAACGCTCCTGTCACTCCTCTGAATGGCGATTTCGAATTAGTCGCTGATTGGAAAGACGGCAAGAAGGGCGGCTTCGTTACAGTCCTCAACAACGGTTCATTAGACGTTGCCAAGAAGGGTGCAAAAGTTCGCATCAATGTCTTGGAAGAGAATTTCGAACAGACTGGCGAGTTGGCCGGTACGTTTTCTGCTCCGAAGGGCAAGCAAGCTGAGGAAGAGGCTGCTCCGATCTTCGTAGAGACTGACGAGCAAACGATTGCTCGTATCACAAAGACATTCAAGTACATCGAAACGCTGACTGCCGCTGCGCAGAAAAATCAGCTTCGCGCACTTATTATTTCAGGCCCAGCTGGTGTTGGTAAATCGTACGGTGTTGAAATGACGCTGGAACGCATGAACTTCCAACATACGCTTGCTGGCCGCCCTGAGAAGTTTGAAATCATCACTGGTGGTACTTCTGCAATCGGCTTGTACATCAAGCTTTGGGATTGCAGGCAAGAAGGCAAGGTTCTTGTCTTTGATGATTGTGATACCGCTCTCTTTGATGAATTGCAGTTGAACATGCTGAAGGCTGCAATGGACACGAAAAAGAAACGTCGCATTTGTTGGATGAAAGAGTCTAACTCCCTGAAGGGTAGCGGCGACGAAGAAGGCGAGAACATTCCGAACGCATTTGTGTTTGAGGGTAGCATCGTTTTCTTGACCAACTTGAAGTTTGACAAGTTTGGCAGCAAGAAGATCGGCGCTCACTTAGAGGCTATCATGTCTCGCGTACATTATCTTGATCTGTGTCTTGATTCGCGTCGTGAGCAGTTGCTCCGCGTTAAGCAGGTTGTTGGTGAGGGTATGCTGGACGACAGGAATCTTGGCAAGGCTCTGGAAGACAAGGTAGTAAACTACGTGTACGATAACGTGGATTACTTGCAGGAGCTTTCTCTGAGAACTGTTTTGAAGGTTGCTGATCTTGCTACAGTTCTGTCACACAGAGGTCGTATGCAGAAGCTTGCAAAGGCCGCAGCATAAGGATTTTAAAGAGGCGCTTGGAGCCGAAACGCTTGGCCACGTTACGAAGAATGTGGCAACGAATTTACTAACTGAGGGAAGAACATGCCCGTATTTGAATTTACGCAGAGAGAAGTCACAGTACACACGATTGTTGTTCGTGCAGATTCAGAGGAAGAAGCAGAACAATATGTCGGCGAACTTGGCGATGATGGGTTTGCTGATTCTGACACTGATTGGGAAGATACTGAATGCAAGGAAGTTGACGAGGACTCAGAGGTTGACGAGGACTTGACGGAAGAGTAACACCGAATTTAAGATTTATTGTGTAGTCCTTTGGCCGTCCCTAGTGGGCGGTCTTTTTTACCTGTAAGAATAGGATCCGTCAGGATTATAGTGTCGCTTCTTACCTTTATTTCCTGGAATATTTCCTAGGCTTGCTTCTCTAATCTTCTGTTTAGTTTCTTCTGTATGAAATCCGTTGAATCCGCCGTCTCCACCTCGGGTGCCGTTATATCCGTTATGAAAAGTATCATATTTTGCAATCAATTCGATTTCGCAGTCGCCTGCAGTATCACGATCTACACATTCTTCTAAAATATCCCAGGTAAACGCATGGAATCCGTATTTGCGTATTGCTTTGTGAAAATGATATTGGCATTTTTGATTCGCTAAACTTAGGTGTTCTGTTTTTCGTTTATGCAGATCAGCAGTTAAACCGATGTACGACTTTCTGGAAACTGTACTAGTTGCTTTATAAATTATCATTATAATAGTATTTATCTTACTTCCTTTTTTTGGATATAAAAGATAAATAGTTATATGGGATGGTTCATATTTTTACTCATCTTGATAATAATATTCTGGGACACATAACATGAACGAAATGCGCGCACTGATAGAATCTATTGCTAAGATCAACGAAGGATCTGATATTCTTGTTGGAAACATGGAATTGATGGATGCCTATAACGAAAGCACACGACAGCTTGATGTCCGTGGCGAAGCAGTCGATCTGCAAGAGTGGCGGCGTGTAATGACATCTGCACTTCACGAATCAGATGGTGAGTACAATGATTTCGATGTGAATGACGTTTATCAGGCATTCATTTCTTATGGCGAAGACTCAGTCCGCAATCTAAAATTCCGTCCAGCCCGCGAATATAGTGTGGCACTATACGTTCACGGCGAATACGATGCACTTGAACAAGTAGGAAACTACATTGGCAAGAATCGCAAAAGCTTCGCAAATGTGGATGAACTTCATCTTTATGAAGATGGTACATCAGGCCTTCCTGGTCCAGTCCTCCGACTCTGGTGGGACTGACCTAACTTTATTTCCGCAAAATCATTGACAGCATAAGTTGTTAGTGTTATACTGTACCTTATGAACGTAATATAAGGAGAACATTTTAAAATGTCAACAGCAACACTAACAAAGAAAGCAGCAGTCCTAGAGGCTCTGAAAAACAATGAAAGCGGAGTAACAGCAGCACAACTACAAGCTTGGCTCAATATCGGTAACGTTCGCGCTACCGTTAGTGATCTTCGTTTTGATGGTTACGCAATCTACGCAAACAGAAAGACAGACACCAAGGGCCGCACAAAGACGTTCTATCGTCTCGGTCGCCCGTCTCGCGCAATCGTAGCTGCAGGCTATCGCGCAATGGCGCTAGGGCTTTAATAGCTGACAACAGGGGCCGATTGTACTCTATTAGTGCAACGGCCCCCGTTATATCCAAAGCACAGCACGTATGAGGTCGCTAGCACACGATTCCAATAGAATCAAACACTTACACACGACCTCAATTTCAATAAAATCAATGACTTAGCGTAAAGTACGTTGCAAAGTAGATAAATAAACTATATGAGATATACAGTTTACAAGACTACAAACAACATAAATGACCGATTTTACATAGGATGCCATCAAACTGAAACCGTTGATGATGATTATATGGGATCAGGAAAAATTCTACTGCAAGCCATAGAGAAATACGGCAAGGAAAACTTTACCAAGGTAGTGCTACATGTATTTGATTCGCAGGCAGAGATGTTCGATACGGAACGACAAATCGTTACAGAAGAATTTATATCGCGCCTCGATACATACAATTTAAAACTTGGCGGCTTTGGTGGCTCTCCGAAAGGAAGAAAACAGAGTTTAGAAGAACGGCAACGTAGGTCAAGGGCCCTAAAGGGAATCGGACTTGGCCGTGAAGTTTCTAAAGAAACAAGAAAGAAAATATCAAAGGCGCTTACGGGATACAGACACACAGACAAAACCCGCCAAAACGTATCTAGGGCAATGAAAGGAAAACGATCACATTGTAAAGGTCGAACATATGAAGAAATTTATAATGGCCGAGCAATCGAAATAAGACACAAAAGAAGTGAAGAAATGCAGGGCAACAAGAATCCTAATTTCGGAACATGTTGGATATATCACGAAGACCAGAAAATTTCTAAAACAATTCCGAAGAATGAAATACAGGAATTCCTAGATAATGGTTGGATCAAAGGACGAAAATTAAAGTGGTAAAGGTTGTTCACATCAAAAAAAACCCATATGATGTATATATCGGTCGTCCTGGCCCGTTTGGCAACCCATTTACCATCGGAAGAGACGGAACTCGCGAAGAAGTAGTGGAAAAATATGCCGAATGGGTCTTGACACAGCCCGAATTACTTGCTAAAATAAAGGTTGAATTGAATGGAAAAATTTTAGGATGTTGGTGTGCGCCCGAATTGTGCCATGGTGACATTTTAATGGAGCTAGCAAATGAATAAGCCAGAGAAGAAAACTATTGTTACGTGTGCGTATGATTGGTCAGAATCAGTAACGTGGATCGAACACAAGCTCGGCCGAAAGATTCGCGACTATGCTAATCACTTAGGCGAGAATAGAACACTCGGAAATCCTTATTGGGATTACTGGCATTATATTTGTGAAATATGCGAACCTACTAATCCTGGTTCTATCTATATTTCGTCAGAAATGATTGAATTCGGTGAAGCTACAGATTGGCAAAATGAAATCACACAAGCGTTCATTGATGAGTTCGGTGACGAAGAAGAATTTTTAGTGGAATGGTAAATGATTGAAATAAAAGCACCAAATCAAAGTCCAGAAAAAACAGCACTGTCAGTATTTCTTGCAGGCAGCATTGAAATGGGCAAAGCGGAACCGTGGCAAGAACGAATTGTCCGTGAATTAGAAAACGAAGATATAACTTTTTATAATCCTAGACGCGATGATTGGGACAGTAGCTGGCAACAAACAATTGAAAACGTACAATTCAACCAACAAGTAACATGGGAACTACTGCACCTAGAAAAAGCAGATATTATTGCTCTTTACTTTGACCCCGCTACAAAATCTCCAATTTCACTTTTAGAATTAGGATTATTTGCTCGAAAAAATAAATTAATAGTATGTTGCCCTGAAGGATTTTGGCGTAAGGGCAATGTTGATATTGTATGTGAACGTTACAAACTTAAACAAGTAAATACAATAGATGAACTTATAGAAAGAATTAAATCGGCTCGTTAGTTCAATGGTAGAACAGACGCCTCTAAAACGTATCAGTCCAGGGTTCGATTCCCTGACGAGCCTCCAATTTTATGGAAACGTGTAAACACAGCGAAAATAGAAACGAAGTCGGACTCTGTTGGGTCTGCAAGGCCAACAGAAAAGCTGCGTATGACTTGACTGGAACACACGATCCAGACGAACAGAAAGAACACTGGGATGAAGTTTGGAAAGTATTTCGCAGATTACAGAGAGCGAAATTCAAGCGAAAGCTACAAGGAAAATAACATGACATACACTAGAACAGCAACAACGGAAGAAATTGAAAATTTGTCCGAAGATGCTAAAGCAGACCTACAAGCAAAGATTAGTGAAGCGCAGCTTTACGTCGATCAAATGACCTACGGGCCATATGTGGTTGTAGATGAAGTTAGATACGACATAGAACCGAAATAAGCTGGTTTATGTTTAGTAGAAAACGAAAACAAAAATTTAAAGATTCACTGAAAAATGGTAAGCCGCCTGCGCCACCTGAGATGCAATGGCGAGAAGTTTGGTGGAATTGGTGCGCAACCGAAGGAAGTTCACGACCAGTATTTGGTAGATCAACTACTGATCGCTGCTTTACTTTGTATTTTGGATTATTTGCAGTACGATTTCGATATGGTGGGGGACTCCCGAAGGAAATCTCTTGCAGATACCATCCGATATATTTTGAAAAATGTACATTCTGATAATTCGCTGGTGCGCTGCTGGGCAGATAGGAGCTTCTAAAACTCTAACTTGAGGATTCGAATCCCTCCACTGGCGCCAAATGATAAATAAAAGTATGGAAAAGAAATTTAAACTCATGTTTTTCTTACTGGCGATTGGCGTTGTTGGATATTTTCTGCTTCGTAACTGGTCATTCTTCATATGAAACTAAAAACGAAACGAACAATTCAGATAATCATTGCACTAATCGTATTGGGTGGTTTAGGTAAATGCGCTGATTATTACTACAACGTGCATTTGCCAATGATGCAAAACGGAGGTCACGTACAATGACTAAACAATTTGATCTTATTAGAGGATAACCACTATGAATACATTAGATGAAACACTTCTCGAATCAATACGTAGTCGTGCAAACAACGTAATTGAGCAATACTTCTTTGAAGTTAACGATAGCGTAACACGCAATTCTATTCGCTCTGCACTATCTGTTACACTAAAAGAAATAGATGAATTAGAAGATTTTGCAATCATCGTTGATGAGAGTAACAACACAAAAGAACGTATAAACAATAACGAATTGTGGGTTGATCTGGCTATTCAACCGAAAGGAAATACACAATTTTACTTTATTCCGATTCATATAATACCAGTATAAACAAGTGGAAATAAAGTGGTTGACTTTCAACTGCTAAATATATATAATATGTACTTAACTAGGAGAACAGGCATGACTTAGAGCTACCAACAAAGACCACCCTAATATTAGGTTGTTTCACACCTTTGGGCATTCGCCCTGAAAACAACATTAAACTATTATTAGGAGAACTACAATGAAAGCATTTCAAATCGAAGACGCAAAGACGCGATTCTTCAACTCAAAAGAAGACTATTTAAACTTTAAACAAGCATGGAAAGATTTCCATAACGACGGCCATGTGGTCGAAACACGGGAATACAAAGACCGTCTCGGCACACACGAATACAAAGTCAACATGCTTGACTCTACCCATTACATGATTTACAACCTCTTGCGAGGTTACGAAAGTCATCGAGGGTTCACACCAATCGTCAACGAAGGTCGATTGGGTGCGCATTGCGGAAGCCCGTGGTATAACTATGACTTAACCGTATCCAATCTCATTCAATCAGCACGACGAGTCAAAGACATAAATTCTGAATCAGAGTTTAGTCGAAGATACGCAAGAGAGGCTGTAGATAAATTACGATTACCATTCGGTGATACAATCACTAATGCAATGCTGTATGAACTCGCAAGTGAAGTATATGAACACCTATCAGGCCAAGCACTCCCATCAATTGTAGCTGAGGAACAACGAAAGTTCACGAAGCCTACTGTAGGCAAAAACATTGCTAAGACAGTCAGAGTACTAGGGAGAGTGTAACACGAACAATGGAGGCAATAGCTTAAGGGTAAAGCGTCTGGGGCAAAGTTATATAGCGCGGCCAGTTATATATAGCATCACTGCAATGAGCAGACAGAAGACGGTAAACTGCAAGTTAGGTAGTAGGATTACGGCCAAGAATCTGAATCAATCCTTGTAGCGCGTTCGAATCGCACCGTGCCTCCACCATTTTTAAATAACGGGAGCGTAGCTCAGTCGGTAGAGTAACTACGTAGATGCTCGTAGAGCGTCCACACACTTGATAATTGGTTCTAGTGATGTAGAAGGTCGGTAAAGTTTAGTTAGGTCACATGTTAAACGCGGTTGATCGAGTAGTTGATGTGTTACAATCCTAAATTGGTTCGAATCCACCCGCTCCCACCAATTACGCAGGTTCAACAGTAAAATGTTGAGCCTGCTCTTTTGAGAATGCGAATAGTGTATTCATAATTCTGAATTCGTATGCATTGCCAGCAGTAGTAAGGTGTTCAATCTCTGCGCCTTCGACAAATCCCATAGTCATAAGACGCTGAACATATGGATCAGATGCATCTATGCTTGTGATAATGCCTTTTTGTTTGAAGCCTAATTCAGTGATGCACATTAGTGGAAGCTAGGAACGAAACGTGCAACTGTGCCGTTATCAGATGTCCCAACATAGCTTGCGCTAATATTGTGTGTTGCTGCCCTGAATAATGAAGTTAGGCGACGGAAATTGTTATGATCTTCGTCTGTGAATTTCTGTCCGTCCGTTCTTTTAATAGCAACTGGCATGTCCCAGCCAATATCGTAATCACCATCATAGTATTGCTGAGGCTCATCAACTAAGTCTTCAATGTTTCTCCAAGTCATATCATAAAAGTCAGTAATTTGCTGATCCCATCTTAGCTTACCGAGATCCTCTTGTGCGCGATCTACATAGTCAAAACTTTCAACTCCGCCGGCGTCTGTTTTGCGTTGACCGCCTGGGATATATGGAGTAGAAAGGATAGAATCTTCATCCTCATCTTCTTGGCTCTGTCTTTCGGTTTCTTGTTTTGCGTATTCTGCATCGTCTTGGTCGCGTCGTGTATCTTTAGTAGGCCAATCTAATACTTCGCCAGAATCTGGATCAATAACTTCTGTGTCAACACTATCGTTAGGGCCAAGATCAGCTAGGAAGCGTTCCGCATCGCGACTTGTATAACCACCTTGTTCTAAATTTTCTTGATCTTCGCCGCGCAATCCTGCAGGAACTTCAACTATCGCTTCATTTAAATGACGTTTCAATTGTGCCCTATGCTTCTTTGCTAGTTCAGGATCATGTACTGATCTGCCACTATAGTGACTCATATTACTTAATCCATACGCAAGAATGCTGCTGCCACTATCAGCTCCATATGCATCATGTTTCGTGCTAAGAGATTGCATAGCATCTAAATATGGCACCGCGCCAAAATAAGGTTTTTTCCAATTTTTTATAACATCACGCGCAATAGCATGAATGGGCGGAAGTTCCTCTCCTACTCCTACTGCTTCATCAACATAACCTTCGCCGTTACAATTTGGACAATCGTTACCGTATCCTTCGCGCCGCTGACCAATACAGACAGGACACATTTTGCCCCGCTCGTCCATTACGTCTTCGTCAACTTCACCACGCATACGTGCTTGGTGTGCTTTAGCTTTTTCTGCTTTACGGAATTTTTTACGTGCTTCTTTGTTCAGTATATCAGTGCGTAAATAGTCTGGGCTGGATCCTTTGCCTTTTATATGGTCGGGATAATCCCACTTGCCTTCATCTATTCCTTCATCTAATTCATTTTCGTAATCAGATTCAATTACGTAGTAGAATCCTTTAGGATGAATTTTATATTCAGGATTATTATCAAAACTTGTAACATCTTCTTGGCGGCCTAAATTCTGTATGTATAGAAGTCTTCCGTCTGTTCTTGTAACTTTGCCTATAGCACCACTGATGGCTGAGCGTACTTCTTTACCTTGTGCGAGTAAACTCTTAACTTGTGCAGAGATAGTATCTTCTTCGTGATAGAATGTATCTTCTTCAATTTCAGATTCAATCATAATACGTTCATCATACCAACGACCAGAAAGTACGCCATTGACATGATACCAAGCACGAATATTTTTGTTGCCATCCCTGTATACAACACCGACTTTATAGCCGTGTACATCTTGGCTAACATCTATTACTGTGCCAGCAAATTCTTCGATTTTATTGCCGATGTGATGTTCTCGCTGGATTTTTATTCTATCGCCTTTTTGTACAGACGGAGCAGCTTCATCTATATCTTCTTCGATACGACCACCCTTTGCAAGTTTATCGCTTATGTATTGTGCCGCTTGATCGCCAAGTTCAGTACGGATCAATTTAACTAATTCGTCTACTGGCATACGCTGATTATATAGTGCCATATCATCTGCTGCTGCTGCGAGTCGAGAAAAATAACTTTCATCAATTCTCTCTAGCTTTTCTTGTAATTTACGAAATTCAGATATTGCATTCATCTTAGGTTCTATAGACCATATGTAACTCGGAGGGAAAGTGTCTACGCCTGCCTGCCAGCAAGCTTCATCATACGTATCAGCACTTATTGTGCTACCACGATTACTAGCACCATCCCATAATCTGAATTTCCATTGCTTTTGTGACATTTGTGTAAGTCCTTGAGATATATAAATATTACTTGTGTATTTATCAAAAACATGCTATAATACCATCAATGGCAATAGTAGTATATAAAGCAACAAACATAAGAACAAAAAAAGCATATATTGGATTCACAGAATCTAGCCTCGATATTCGAAAAGCACAGCATTTTCGGGATGCGAAATTCGAATCAGCAACGCACTTTCATCGTTCTTTGCGTAAACACGGCTCTGATTCTTGGAAATGGGAGATTGTTGATACATGCAAAACCCGAGAACTCGCGGGCATTCGGGAAACACAACTAATATCTGAAAACAATACATTTGTGAACGGATACAATAGTACTACTGGTGGGGAGTTTGGATATACACTTTCTGCTGAAGTCCGAGTTAAACGTAAGCATCCTAAGAGTACTGAAACCCGAAAGCGTATGTCAGAAGCGCACACAGGCAAAAAAGTAACCCAAAAAACTAGAGAACGAATGTCAATAGCTCATACTGGTAAAATTCGTGGTCCGCAATCTCCTGAACATATCCAAAAACAGGCCGATTCTCACCGAGGAACAAAACACGGACCATTAAGTAGAGCGGCCAAAAGAAAAATTTCAATTGCAAAAACAGGATTCTTGCACAAGATAGTAGAATGCCCGAATTGTAAAAAGACAGGCGGAGAAAACATAATGCCTAGGTGGCACTTTGATAATTGTAGGTATTCTGTATGAAAAAATGTACATTAGAATTAATGGATGAAGTAAATTGTAAATTTCATGGATTAGACATCGTAACAAGAAAAAAGTTACAAGAAGAATTAAGCTATTTTCTGCCGTATGCAA